TTGGGAGGTGTTTCCTTAAGGAGAATTAATAAAACTCATTACTTAAGAAACGTATCAATTGCTAATTCTATCACCTTTGATTCTTATAACATCAAACTTGATATGGGATCAAGTGGTCTTGGAAGATCTACAGGTGAAAGTTTCCCTATTCTTTATATGGGTCAAACTAAGTCAGCTGGTGGAGATAATGTAACGGCTACTCAGAATATTCCTTTTGAAATTATTAATCCACAGATACAAAATCTTACATTACCTGGAACTGATCTTACGTCTGAGGTAAGAACTGTTACTGGTGCAAGTTTGGATGGAAATGAAATTCCATATGTAGATAAAGGATTTGAAGGGGTAAGTATTGGTGAAAATAATTATATGAGCACCCCTCGTATAGTGGCTTCTAATATTAATCAAAGTAATAATTTATCTACTTTACCTGGTAATAAATCTTTGAATATGAGAGTTAATTTAAATACCACAGATTCTAAATTATCTCCAATGATTGATACTCAAAGAATGAGTGTTATCTTTAGCTCTAATAGAGTTAATGCACCAATTTCAAATTATGTAACTGATAATAGAGTGAACAGTGTATTTGATGATCCAAATGCTTTCCAATATCTTTCTAAAGAATTCCAGTTAGAGAATTCTGCTACTAGCATAAAAATTATTTCTGATGCATATGTAAATACTGATGCTGATATTAGAGCATTCTATGCGATTAGTAATTCAGCTGGATCTGATCCAGTTTACATACCTTTCCCTGGCTTCAATAATATCGATGATAAAGGTCAAGTAATTGATGTATCTGATAATGATGGAAGATCAGATACTTTTGTATTCCCATCTACAAATGAAGAAATTCTAACACCAAGCAATGAATTTAAGGAGTATACATTTAGTGTAAATGATATTCCTTCATTCAAGTTCTATAGAATTAAAATAGTGATGACTTCAACAAGTCAAACTTATCCTCCTAGAATGAGGAATTTAAGAGTCCTTGCTCTTGCATAATATGTCTTATTTGAAAGTAGAAGGACATGGTGAATTGTATAGAGATTCTACAACTAACTCTATTGTAAATCGAAATACATCTGATTATAATCGTTATATGTCTCAGAAAAAAACTAAAAATGAAGAGACAGAAAAAGTGGATACGATGGAGAAAAATCTATCACATTTAAAAAATGAAATTAATGAAATTAAATCTTTACTCAAGGAGTTAGTAAATGGCCAGTCATAACATAACATTTGATCCTGAATCAGGAACTCCTTTTGCTGCTAATTTAAACATCTATGGAGGAGCAGGATTTAATGATACTTTTACAGTAACACGTCCAAATTCCACTGCATTCGATTTTACTGGATATAGTGGAGCTGCTCAAATGCAGAAGAGTGTAGCTATAGGAGCAACTCATGAGATTACTACTACTTTTACTGTAGGTTTCACGAGTGCTACTGGTGGAAAGATAAGATTAACATTAGCAGATACTGTCACTAGAGATATCGTTGAAGGTAGATATGTTTATGATGTTAATATTGTAAGTTCAGGATCTACTTATTATAAATTAGTAAAAGGAGATATAATGGTTCATGCTGGTGTTTCTACCAGACCCTAAATAATTCCACAGGAATAGTAAATAGATGGCACAACCAGCAAGTAGGTCTGAATTTAAAAACTATTGTTTAAGGCAATTGGGAGCACCTGTGCTTGAGATTAATGTTGCTGATGAACAAATAGATGATATTATTGATGATGCTCTTCAATATTTTTATGAAAGGCATTTTGATGGTGTGATGAGAACCTATTTAAAATACCAAATAACACAGGATGATATTGATAGAGGAAAGGGGCCTGGACAGGCCGCTGTAGCAGGAATAACAACAACCACAGCAGAAGCAACCATTAACGGAACAACGATACAATTCGATTGGGAAGAAAATAGTAATTATTTACAAGTTCCACCCTCAGTAATTGGAATAAATAAAGTATTTCATTTTGATGGATCACAATCCATGTCTAGTGGTATGTTCAGCATCAAATATCAATTATTTTTAAATGATATTTACTTTTTTGGAGCGATGGAAATGCTCACTTATAATATGACTAGAACATATTTGTCTGACTTAGAGTTTGCACTAACCACCCAAAAACAATTTAGATTTAATCAACGTCAAGATAGATTGTATCTGGATGTTTCTTGGAGTGAAGTAACTGCAGGTGATTATCTGGTGATAGAGTGTTTTAGAACTCTTGATCCAAATGATTATACAAGAGTATGGAATGATTCATTCTTAAAAAAATATACAACTGCTCTCCTCAAAAAACAATGGGGACAAAACTTATTAAAATTTCAAGGAGTAAAACTTCCTGGTGGAGTAGAACTAGATGGTAGAGCCATCTATGAAGATGGAATGAAAGATCTTGAAATTATTAGAGATATGATGTCTAATACTTATGAATTACCACCTCTTGATATGATAGGCTAATGGCATTAAATCCATATTTTTTACAAGGATCTTCTGGTGAGCAGGGATTAGTCCAAGATTTAATTAATGAGCAGTTAAAGATCTATGGTGTGGAATGTTTTTATCTTCCTCGTCAATATGCAACTACTCATAAAATTATTAGAGAAGTAATAGAATCTAAGTTTAAACAATCATATCCTATTGAGGCATATGTAGAAAATTTTGATGGATATGGTGACAATACTGTAATGCTTTCTAAATTTGGTATTCAATCTAATAAAGAATTAACTGTAACTATTTCACAAGAAAGATTTCACAATTATATTACACCTTTAATTAAAAATTTACCTGATATTAATTTACCTAACGTTGAATTAGATCATAGGCCACGAGAAGGAGATTTGATATATTTTCCTCTTGGAGATAGATTGTTTGAGGTTAAATTTGTAGAACATGAAAAACCCTTCTATCAACTTAGAAAGAATTATGTCTATACATTAAGTTGTGAACTATTCAGACCAGAAGACGAGATATTGGATACTGGTATTGAAGAGATTGATGATACATTTGACGTAGACTTTAACTTGATGACTCTTACTGTTAATGTAACAGGGTCAGATGCGAGTGCCGCTACTAGAATTGATAACGGTGCAGTTCAAACCATTGAAGTTACAAATAGGGGAGAGAGGTATACATCTCCTCCAAGGGTAGCTATTACTTCTGCTCCTTCTGGAGGATTAACTGCTGTTGGTATTGCAACTCTTCTTAGTGGTTTAACTAATTGCGATGGAACAGAAATAGGAGAAAAGGTGCAAGGAGTTCATATCATAAATCCAGGCTTTGGATATGATTTTAAAAATGCTCCTGGTATTCTATTCTTTGGGGGTGGTACTGATGGTGTAGGTGCTGCTGCAACAATTGGTATTGCTTCTACTGGTGCAGTTGGTATAGTCACCATATCTGATGGAGGTTCAGGATACGCCACTCCTCCCACGGTAACATTTGGTACTCCAAAACATGTGGGGGCAGCTGCCACTGCTGTTCTTTATAGTCCAATGTCAGGGATTGGAGTAAGTATAGTTTCTGCTCCTATTAGCGTAGGTGATCCTAAATTTATGTTTCCTGGTGGAACCACAGGTGGTGTATTTTATAAACCAGGATTCCCCCCAACAGTTACTTTTGGACTACCAACAGGATCTAGTGAGACAGCAACTGCCACTGCTACATTAGATGATTATGATGTTTCTGGTGGAACAGTATTAACCGTTACAATGACTAGTGGAGGTAAATTCTATGAGAGTGCTCCTACTGTTACATTCTCTGCTCCAACCGCCTCAGGTGCTGCTGCAACCGTTGGTTTAGCAGGTTCTTCTATAAATGCTAGTTCAATAGCATTTAGCACCACTGGTAGAGCATATACAACCGCACCTACTGTTGCGATTACTGCAGCTCCTGCAGGTGGAGTGTCTGGTGTTGGTATTGCCACTATTCATCCTATTACTGGTATTGTTACTGCTGTTTCCTTTAATCCTTCTGATACGTGGGCAGTAGGAACTAGTGCTACAGTTGGTTCTGGATATACTGTTGCACCGACACTTACTTTCTCAGGAGCAACTGCACAAGTGAGAGCAACAGGAACCGCAGTGGTATCTGCTGCAGGAACTGTTACTACTGTTTCTATCGCTAATAGTGGATTTGGATATCAAGCAGGTAATCCTCCTACCGTAACTTTTGCGGCTGCCACGGGAGGGGATGAGGCATTTAGAGCAACTGGTATTACTACCATGCGATATGATTCTATATTCGCAGAGGGTACAATAGGTATAGGATCTACCTCCATTGTGGGTATTGCTACCACAGGTATAATAATTGGTGATAGAGTTAGACTAGGTATAGGATATAGTGATTCTTATAACTTTATTGATGGAGATTCATTCGTAGTAAGTATTGGTGCAACGTCAGTAATAATCTCTGAACCTGCTACAAACGTTGGTATAGCAACTTCTACTTTTGAATTTGGTATTCAAAATTGTGGTATTGTCACTGGCATCAATATTCTTTATGGTGGTGGTGGATATCTTACACCTCCTACAGTTTCAATATCTAACACTGAGGGTGATAAAAATTATCATTCAGAAGTCGCTGGTGTTACTACGGCCGTTGGTTTGTCATTAATTAGCTCTGCAGGTGTTGTAACGGCAATTCACTTAACAAATGCTGGTGCGAAGTATATTGAAGTTCCATCAATAACAATTGGTGCTGCGGATACTGGTGGCACAGGTAACTTTATTGAGACTGAAACTATAACAGGTTCCGCAAGTAGTGTAACCGCTATTGTGAGAACATGGAACGCATCTACAGGAGTTTTGGCCATATCCAATTCTACTGGAGATTTTATTGTAGGAGAGACTCTCACTGGTAGTGAAAGTAATGCACAATTTGAATTAAGAGTAGTTCAAGAAGATAATACTATTAGTCAATATCCTGATAATTTAGAAATAGAAACGCAAGCAGATAGTATTTTAGACTTTAGTGAGTCTAATCCATTCGGAACACCCTAAATATAATATACAAGGTCTAAAAAGATGTTTGAGTATTATTACCACGAAATATTAAGAAGAACGATTATTTCTTTCGGAAGTCTTTTTAATGGTATAGAGATTAAACATGATGATGCTGATGATAATGTCACCAGTGTTATCAAAGTCCCTCTTGCCTATGGTCCTACTCAAAAGTTTTTAGCAAGATTACAACAATCTCCTGAACTTAATAAACCAACTTCAGTTACCTTACCTAGAATGTCGTTTGAGTTCACAGGTTTGCAATATGATGGATCTAGAAAAGTAACGACCACTCAGACATTTAAATCTTCAACCACTGGAAGTGGAGCATCGATTAGAAAAACATTTATGCCAGTTCCTTACAACATGGCTTTTGAGTTAGCAGTCTTTACTAAATTAAATGATGATATGCTACAAATTGTAGAGCAAATTGTACCGTATTTTCAACCTGCATATAATTTAACTGTGGATCTTGTGAAAACCATTGGAGAGAAAAGAGATGTTCCTGTAGTGATTGAAAATATTACAATGGAAGATGATTATGAGGGAGATTATACCACTAGAAGATCATTAATATATACATTCAGATTTACTGCAAAAACTTATCTCTTTGGCCCTGTGGGATCAAATGCTGCAGCATCCAAAGATCTTATCAAATCTGCAAAAATTGGTTATATTGCTGGTGGTTATACCAAAACTCCAAGCAGAGATGTTACTTACTCTGTTACTCCTCGTGCTACTAAGGCTTATGATGATAATGTAGTAACAACACTAAGTTCAAATATCAGTGCAGAATTAGATGTATTTGATGTTGTGGATGCTTCTAGTATTGCAGAAAATATATATATTATTATTGATAATGAGTCTATATATGTTGATAAGAAAACCAACAATCAACTCTTTGTGAAGAGAGGTCAAGATGGCACATCTCCAACTGAACATGTAGGTGGTGCTGGTGTAAATCTCATTACTGCAACAACTAATGATTTAATTGAGGTTGGTGATGACTTTGGATTTGATGGTTCTTTAATCTAAAAAAATGAAAAAATTAGATGATGCTTTTAACATTTCTGAAACTGAAGTGGTAGAAACCGAAAAGGTAGGGATTACACCTGAACAAAAACCTGATAGAATTACTAAAGATGATATAACTAGAGATTATGAATATACAAGAGGCAATTTATATTCTATCATTGAAAAAGGACAAGAAGCAATTGATGGAATTCTTGAACTTGCTCAAGAGAGTGACATGCCAAGAGCGTATGAGGTAGCAGGTCAGTTAATTAAAAGTGTTTCGGATGCC